ATTTAGAATCTCTTGCCTTTCTTTGGTTAGAAATAATTCCATTCATTTATCTTTAACTTTATCTTTATCTTTTTCTTTAGCTTCTTACATGGGGCATCTATGCCCCTTAATCTTCTTCATCCAAAATAGGATCATTAAATTTTAGAACCTGTAAAGGCTTAAACTCTTCCGTTATAATATGCTCTTTTGCTTTACCTTCTAATCTTTCAGCAATAAACTGAACTGCCCATGATTTACCTTCTAATGCATATTGAAATACTTTTCTCATTACAACTTCTAGCTTATCAATTCCGCTTGTAGTTCCTTCTTCATCTGATATTTTTCTTAATATGTCTGGTATTGATCGGCTTCCCTTTGGTCTACCTTTGCCAACTGAAGCAGTATTACCAGCAACAAACTGCCCTTTTGAGTTCCGATTTTGCCCGTTTTCAATCGGATCGCTCATTATTTGGGTTGCCATGCCTTGCTAAACTCTAAATCGCCAAATACTTCAGATTTAGGG